CTTTGCAAATCCTGCAATCATCGCTTCTGGTAAAGAAGGTATGCAAGGTCTAATGACCGAGCTGGGCAAGTTTATCAAGCCAGACCCAACAGGCGATTTTGACGTAGAGGCTTTTAGGCGTGGCCTAGCTCAGCAAAAGGCTGAAGTTGAAGCTACTGGGCGTGAGTTTATTCTTGCGTTTGATACCGAGTTTAATAACAAATTGCCTCAGTTATTCACAGAAGCTTCAATAAGCCTAAGAGATTCATTAGGAAACCTTAAGGAAGTTTTTGGCTTTATTCAAGCCCCGCCCTCTAACCAATATGCCAATCTCCTTGAAGGCGGAAGGACAGTTAACGCCGGAAGAACCGGAGAAGACCGGATTGTTGCAGATAGCGTAAAAGATTTGCAGCAACGTGCTGAACTTCTAAACAAACATGCTAAAGCATTTAATTTAAAAAGCATTATCCCCCTAGCTGACATTGGCGCTAAGGACTTTGACACAAACTTTAAGCAATTCTATGCAAAGATGGCAAAACTGTCAGCTGTGCTTGGCCTTGCAGCAGAAATGGAAATTCCCGTAGTTGGATCTGGCATCCAAAGTGCTGAGTTTTCAGGTCTTGATAAAACAATTAAATATATTAATGGCAAAATTGAAGAGCTTGGACTTGAGCTACCAAAGCTTCAAGCTCCAGTAAATCAACTTTTACTTGACACGATTAAGGTTGTTAATGATGCTGAAAAGGCTAAATCTCCAACTGCAATAGCGCTTAAATCAGAATCCATGCCCGGACTTAAAGGTGCAGGCATTGAGAACATTCTCCGCAATCTAGTCGCTCAATTTCCCGAAGCTCTTGGCGCAAACCTAGAGCGTATTGAGCTGAAGCCAGGCGGCGGTTTTAAGATTGACGGGCTAGACGCGCACTTTGCTAGAGCTGACAATCAAGCCGTGCTGATTATTACAGAGGCTTTTGCTAAGTTTGAAGACCTAGTTGGATTTATGCGTACCAAGGTCGCAACAGATTATCAGCCTAAAAAGAAAGAAGATAAGCAACTTGCCGCTGCTGAGGCAGCAGCCGGAGGAAGTGGTGGTGGGCTTGATGCCCGACGTGCGTCTTCAGAAGCTGAGGAAAGTTCTCGCAGAAGGTTCCTTACCGAGAGAGAGCTTGCTGCTCAGATTAAAGATCTGACTGAAGCCGAAAAGAAGCAAGTAATAATTGGTCTTGACCGATTGGCACAGACCAGGGAGCACCAGAAGCTTGTTGAGACTGAAAAGAGTCTGAAGCAAAGCATTCTTATTTTAGAGCAAAAACTAAAAGAAGCAACCACTACTGATGAAAAGCGCGATGCCCTTAAGGCTCTTATTGCAGAAAAGTCAGCTTTAGAGGAACTTGTTGCAGTTGGTAAAAAGCTTGAAATCCAAAAGCGCGACCAAATTAAAAATGACATTCGCGGCAAGGATGTAAAAGACAGAGATCTTCAGACTACTTCAAAGCAGATCGATGAAATGAACCGCCTGCGCTCCACCACAAGTGGTGCTGGCAAGGAGATTATTGGCCAGCTTAAAGAGCAGGCAGCTGCTACTAAGGCTGTTGAGACTCAAACTAAGAGCCTGGTCAATACTTGGGTTACTGGCCGCTATGCACTTTATGACGTAGGCAATGCTTACGCTGGAGTTTCTCGTCAGCTGTGGATGGCCTCTCGTCAGATCTTTAACGTAACACAAGCTTACCGTTCTTACGAAACCGCCTTTACTTCAGTAGAAAGAGCAATTGAACCACTTGCCGCATCTCTTGATGGAGCTGAGGCAGAGTCTAGATCTTTGAAGGATGCCTTTGTGCAACTTTCCGAGCAGATCCCAGTTTCATTTGAGGACATCTCAAGAATCGCAACACTGGGTGCTCAGATGGGTGTTGCCGCATCTGGTATTGTTAACTTCACCAAAACTGTATCTGAGTTCTCTGCGGTAACTGGAGTTGCTGCAGATACCGTTGCACAGAAGTTCGGACGTATTGCTGAGCTAGCAAACGTTGACTATTCTCAGTTCAACAACCTTGGTTCCGCAATCCTTTATGCAGGTATTAACGCTGTTGCTACTGAGCCTGAAATCATGAACCTTGCTGAAAGCATCGCTGCTGTTTCTGCACAGGCTGGTATGGCACCAGAAGAGATTGTCGGAATGGCAACGGCTTTGGCCTCAACTGGTATTCAAGCGGAGCAGGCTCGCGGTGTATTTACTCGTGTGTTTGCAGATATTGACCGAGTTGTCTCAACAGGTGGAAAGGGTCTTACTGGATTCGCTAGCGTTGCAGGTATGAGCGCTTCCGAGTTCCAGGAAGCATGGGGCACGGAAGGTGCATCTTACGATGTATTCAGAGCCATTCTTGGCGGGTTGGGATCGACTTCGGACTTAACTGCAGCATTCGACAAGCTAAACATTGTGGAAACTCGCGAAATCAACACCCTAACCAGACTTGCCAATAACCTAAATGTTGTTGACCAAGCTATTGGGGATGCTGGCCAATCCTTTGCTAGCGGAACTTTCTTAGGTGATTCATTTGAAAAGACTGTTAATAACCTAGACTCTCAAATCCAAATGTTTAATAACAACATCAAGTCACTTGCTGAAGCCTTAAGCAGAAATATGGCAGGGGATCTAAGTTTTGTAATTGGAATTGCAAATGAGTTTCTTCAAATCCTAAAGGAACTTTCCAAAAACCGTCTTGCTAGTTCGCTAATTCCAATATCTCTTGGTTTGACCGTCTTCGCAGCAGGTACAACTTTGGCTATATCTGGAATGGCAAAGCTAGTAGCGCAGATTTACGCATTTAGAGTAGCTGCAATTAACACTGCTAATGATTCAACAGCTATTATGGGCATCAAGTCCATGCTAAAACAGCTAACTGGATTCGGTGGCGGAATCATTGAAATGAGAGATTCGCTAAAGTCTGTTGATCCAGCTGTTCGCGGAGTCATAACTCCAACCACATTTAAATTGTTTGACGATATGGACAAGAAGAAAAAGAATCTTCTTCAAACCGATAACATCTACCTAGCCGGACTTAAGGGTAGGGGTCAAGCTGCAGTAGCAGCAGCTAGATTAGAAGCAGATTCTATAACCCAGATTGTTGCGGCAAGAAACCAGCAGCTTTCTCAAATTGAACTCATGGAAGGTCTGAGCGCAGAAGAGAAAGCGCAAATGGCAATTGCCATCGGTGGTCGAAAGATCTACGTTGAAACAATCAATGGAGAAACTCGTGCCCTAACTGCTAATGAAATTGCAGAGCTTAGAAACACTGCTGCATCCACAACTGTTTCTAATGCTAAGAGACAAGAAGCAGCAGAGCGCTTAAAGAATGTAACGGCTATCAACACGGAGACTAGAGCTGCATCAATGGCACCAAAGGGTGTGCTTGGCATAGGTTCAAAATTTCTAGGACTTGCAAGCGGTCTTGGTGCAATCTTGGCTGTTGGAACTACTCTTGCAACAACATTTGCAATGATTGCAGCGTCATCTGAGCAGATGAAGGTTAATGTTCTTGAGTCTGGCGGTGGAGTTGCATCACTACGCGATGCCATTAAGCAAGACACGCAGGCCTATGAAGCTTTAAGTGACGAGCAAAAGGCCGCCTCAGCTGACTACTCTCTACTAACAGTAAAGACAGCAACTTACTCAAACAAGGTAAATGAAGCCGCAGTCCAAATCAAGAACATAACTGGCGTATCTTCTGACTTTGTATCTGCAAATCAAGATGTTGTCGAGGGGCTTGAGAACACTACTTTTGCTCTTGGACAGAACACCAAGGCTTGGTTGGCAAATGCCTTGATGCAAGATGAGAACCTAAGTGCTGCACTAGAGAAGTATCCTACTCTTTTTGCTGACCTAGAGGCACTGGGCTACAACTTCCAGGAGATTGTTCAGGGAATCATATCGGACCCTAATTACGACCCGTTCCCAAATCTTGACCAACAGATTGCAGACCTGAATTCTCAGTTTGTACTTCTTCAAGCAGCGGCATATGCTTCTATGGACCCCGAAGAAAACTTTGCTCTTGAACAGCAGGCTAACCAAATCGATGCGCAACTTGTAAAGCTAAATCTAATGAGGGACACCTTTGACTCAATTAGAGAAGCGTTAGGTGTTGCTGTTGCAAAGAATGAGATTTTCAATGCAATCAATGCTGCATTTGGCATTGCGGAAAATACTGAAAATGCGATCCTAGCTCTCCAGCAGGCTTTCGCAGATGCATCAAGCAGCGGCAAGGATATGAAGGCAGTAATGGGACAGCTGCGGTCAGCAACTGTCAGTATGCTAAAAGATATTGATGGCATTGACCCTAAGATCATTGCTCAGGTGAATGATGCTGAAACCGTGCAAGCTCTTATTTCAATCGTAAAGGCACTTTACGAAACTGAAAAAGCTGCCAATCTTGCTGCGTCATCAATCAATAAAGCTGGCTCTAGCGTTATGTGGGGTGCTGCGGCTAAGGCTGTTAGTGGAATCCTAAACGCAGGTAATGCTGGTGAACTATCTGAAATTCTTAGGAGCCTACAAGCTATTGCTGTTGCTGGGGCGCTTACAACAACTCCAGAAGGCGATGGAGAAACTCTCGCAGATCGGCTAAACCGACTGGTCACTGAGTCCTTTGCGGCTGTGGATGCGCTGATGGCTGTTCGTGCTGCTACCGAAGGTTTAGGCAAGTCCCTTAGCGAAAGCAAGGACTGGTCTACTCTTACAGATAGCGGAAGAAATAATCTAGAAGCACTGCAGGCGGTAATAACTTCAATTGGAAACCGAGCAAAGGGCGACTTTGGGAAGGCCACTACTGAGCTAAAGGTTCTTAAAATTGCAATGCAGGATGCTGGATACACAAGTGAAAACGCAGGGTTAGCATTTAGAACAATTGACAAGGCAATCTTGGCTCTAGGTGGAAGTGCGTCTTTGACTAAGAAAGAAATTGCTAGCCTTCGCAAACAGTTTCCTTCGTTATTTAAAGAAATATCTACTGGCCTAATTGAGGCTGTTCCAAAAGATCCGTTCTTTAAAACTATAACTGAATATGCTTCTGGCATTGCAACTGCGATGAAGAATGCGCTTGACTTTAGGTTCGGACAATCTACAAGTTATGATGCTCTAACTCAATCGTGGCTAGACATTAAAGAAGCAGCTGAATCGGCCGCCGAGGCAGTAAAGAGCGCCGACGAAACTATCAATGGCCTAACCGCAGACAGGGCAATGCTTGAATACAAGCTTTCTGTCGCTGAAAGATATGGCGATACAAAGAGAGCTGCTCAGTTACGTTCTCAGCTTGAAAAGGCTAACAGGGACATTGCAGAAGCAACTAAGAGTAGAGCAGAGGCCCAGGAGGCATCAACTAAGACTCTAAAGGGCGACACTGCTGGCGCTATTAAGAACCGAGCAACTGTGCGTGGTCTGGTTCAGACTTACACAGATTACTTAACCTCGCTAGCCAGCACAGGTATGTCGAGCGTTGACTTAAAGGAACAGGCTGCAACTCTTGCAGGCGAATTCCTAAAGCAGGGAAAGAACCTCGGTTTTGCAGAAGACGAGTTGAAGTCTTATACCTCAGCCTTTGAGTCTGATTTTAAGACTATTATTAACCAGCTCGACCAGTTCAGGGGTGACCTTGTAATTGGAATAAACACAGATCCAGCACTAAGGGCTATCTCGGAGTTTGTGCTAGCCGCTAACGCATCCCTTGCAAAGATAATCGCTCCGGTTTTAGGTCAAACAGCACCAGCTGCTCCAGAAGTTAAATTTGTAGTAGACCAAGTTGCTTTGGATGCTATAAATGCAAAGATTGCAAACGCAGAGCGTTACAAGGCATCTCTTGCCTCCCAAGGTAGATTTGGCGCAGAGTATGCTGGCGCTATGGTAAAGCTTGACCAATACTACGCAGAGAGAAGAAAGATTCAAGGTCTTGCTTCTGGTGGTTTTGTTTCAGGCGAGGGAAGCTCCACCTCCGACTCAATCCCTGCAATGCTATCTAACGGCGAGTTTGTAATGAGCGCAAGATCTGTTAGGGCATACGGAGTTGGATTCTTTAATGCCCTAAACCAGCAGCGAGTTGGATTCTCTCCAGTTGGAGCAGCCAGCCGTCAGCAACAGTCCGGTCCAAGCATTGTGTTCCTATCTCCAGAAGACCGCCAGTTACTAAGGCAGTTCGGTGATCGTCCTGTAAACTTGTATGCAGATAGCACTAAGATTGCAGAAGTTGCAAACACGGGAAATACAAAGATGTCCAGAAGAGGCAGCAGATAATGAATAGAAAAGTCTACTTTGGAAATGCTCAGAGTCAGTGCTGGATTCCAGCACCCCTGACTGGCCTCAGGGTCGATTCTGCGGGCTTTTCAGTGGAGAATCAGCTACTTAGTGGCAGGACTCACGTCAAGCGTTCTGGAGCCAACCACAGGGCTTTTTCGGTATCTTGGAATGGCTCTTTAAATGCCGAGACTAGGGAAGATAGCCTGCACACAATCAAGGACTACGCTGACGGAATTTACGGCGAGGGCCCTTTCTACTGGCTAGACCCTTATGCAGTTGATACCAACTTGCTACCACCTCACTGGGCATCTCCAATGTTATCCCTTGGCGACTGGCCTTCCATCTCTTCTGTAGGCACTCAGTCGCTAATCTCAACTGCGAGCAACACAAAGAACTACCCATACCAGTCTCTTAAGTTGGCGTTCTCTGGAGTTGCAGAAAGCACTACCTACCAGCGAATCCTCATTCCAGAGGGTTACAAGCTGCACTTTGGTGTGCATGGTGTACTCACAAGTGGCTCGGCAACTGTTTCACTAAGGCAGTATCCAAGAGCTGGTGGTTCTGCTGTTGTAGTCAATGCAGCAATCCTTGCCAATAATAGCGCGATTAGAACCAACACCCAAGTTAATGGGAACACTTACTCAATGGTAGATGTGTTTATCAGAAACACCGTTGCATCAGCTAGCGATCTAAGAATCTCCGGAATGATTGCCCAGGTTCTACCAGAGGCCGACTCTGTGCCGCAGGGTGAGTTCTGGAGTGGTCGAGGAACTTCTGCGCTTGAGTTTACTCAGCTTCCAAATGTCGAGTATTACTCAGCAGCAATTAACGATGGGCAAGTTGGAATGAGCGCCAACTTTAAAGAGGTCTAATGATTACCGTAGACAACATAAGTGGTAGCGGAACTTTTCAAGAAGACAAGATTGTCAGCTATTCCTACTCTGAGGATGCTAGTCCATTTGAGCCTGAGAACATTAACGGCGGAGCTGGTCAGGTAAGCCTTACTGTTATTGCAGATCAAGGCCCTCGAGGAACCACAATTGCAGTAAACAATCAGATTCAACTTACAGACTCCGAGTTTGGGTCGGTTACATTTAGGGCGCGACAGGTCAGTATTGGAGAAGCTTCTGCAACTATTACTGGTGAGACAATTCAGTATCGCCTAAATTCCACAAGAACAGCTGCTGCAATCGGTGGGTCTGGCGCTAGTTTGCTAGATGCAATTGTTTACTACTGTGGCCTTGTTAACGTTACGCCACAATTTGTTACTGGTTTCAGCACGAAGCTTGACGGCTTATCAGTTAACTTCCCCGGCTGGAATGGCAATGTCTGGGAATACTTAAAGATGCTTTGTGCTGCCACTCCGCTGAACAGCGATAACAATACCTTTATGGAAATGTATATACAGGGTGATACGCTCTGGTTCCGAGAGGGCTCTAGTACTTCGATTGACTTCTCTGAGTATGTCATGGACAAGTCCCTATCTATCGACTCCTACGATGCAGCTAAGGAAGTTGAAGTATTTAATTACAACACCTCCTACGGCATAAACAAAGTGGTAAAAGAGCAGGGAAGCACTGATGGTCTATTTTTAATAAGTCAAAATGCTTCTTTTTCAGATCCAATGCAAGTAAATGCAGGCGAGACTGTTATCAAGCGTTTCAAGATAAATGCATCACTTACATCAGTCCAGCAGCCTAACGTAGTTGCATCTATAACCACATTGCCGTTTCCTGAAACTCATGCTAATGGACAATATGTGGTAGTTGGTTACGATGACTATCCGATTGACCCAGTTCAGTGGGCCGAACAAGGTGGCAAGCTTGAGGTTAGGCTTACTGAGAACTTTGACGAAATCGAAGTCAGAGTGACCGCTCCCCCATCTGTTGAAATGCCAACTGCAGAAGGTGAATTACAAGAAGTTACTTTTGCTCCATATAAAATTGGAGTTGAGACTTCGGGCGACACTGACTACCCAGCCATCTACATTGTCGGCACTGGGGTGTTTTTTAACAAAACTTCAGCAAAGTTTGTGACCGGAGCATCTGAAGATTATGTAGCCGATATCTCTGGCACAAGCATTGATAACCCATTTATCACAAGTAAGCGGATTCAGGTTGACAGGGGCGTGGCTGCAGCCCAGGCAATCATGGGGCCAAAGATGGAAATCCAAGGTTCAATTGCAACTGGAGTTTCCTTTGGTGAAGATCTTGGCTCAATGATTAGCGACTACGATGGTAAGTTTAGGTTAAATAACTTGGCTTATACTAATAGCAGTGTTTCTTTTACTGCAAAAAAGTTCATTACAATTGCCGACTTTAACTCAGCTTGGTCCGGTGGGACGATAGCTAATTTCAATACAAGCAACTCTAGCCTTAGCTTTGATGAGTTTGCAACCGTGCCGCTAGTGAGGAACTAATGACCACATTTCCAAAAAACAATCTGCCAACTGATTCCCTTAACTGGGGACGTGAGGTTGAGAAGAGCATTAACAACCTAGAGTCTACTTTTAAATCTGCGCAAATAAATAACATCACCAGAGATAACCAATTGCAGAGCAATTACAATCGACTTGATGCCACTCTAGTTGAGCTAACAGCTACCAATGCAGCTGTAGATCAAGCACAGAATGATGCACTTGGTGCCTTGACCACAGCAGCTGCGGCTAGCGAATCTGTAGATGCAGCTTTGCTGCTTATTCAAGATTTAACTGCTCGGGTTGAAGCCCTAGAGAATGCGTTATAATAGCATTATGCCAACTACTACTAAGGGTGTTTATTACCCAAGCTCAAGCGATCAGATTACTCCTCTTCAGACTATTCTGGGCAACATCGCTAGCACTGCCGATAATATCGGCATGGTGACTGGCGAACAACTCTTTACTGGACCAGCTGCAACTGCCGGAACTGTGACTGTGAACGTCTCATTCGCATCAGCATTGCCTACTGCTCCAAAAGTATTTATCACCGTTAAGGGCGGCACTGGCGCAAGTGTCTACGCAGTAACTATCCTTGGGGATCCAACTGTGAATGGCTTTAGCGCAAAGGTGTTCCGCTGCAACGGCAGCACAGCGGAGACTAACCTTAAACTTGTTTGGGCTGCCAGCACCTACGCCTAGGAATAAAATGAGCTGGATTATGCCGTTTAGCGAGAAGCTAATCACGGGGCACTATGGCACCCTTTCAGAATACCGACGCAAGAATGGAATGCAACCGCACTCTGGTACCGACTGGGCCCCGAAGGGCAAGACTGCGATACCTGCAATTGCTAACGGAACCGTAAAGCTTGTGCAGTGGTCCAACGTTCTCGGTTGGGTTGTTGTTCAGACTGCAGCTACTAAGACCAAAAAGATTCTGCACATCGGCTACTGCCACCTGGCCTGCGACAAGCATGGCATTGAGTGCAAGGGGCCAGATGCCAAGTGCACTACCCCATTCGCAGTTGCTGTCGGCCAGAAGTTAGAAGCCGGAAAGCCATTCGGTATCAAAGTGGGCAACACTGGCAACGCATCGAGCGGGAGCCACCTTCATGCCACTCTGGGCAAGGGTGTGAAAGACGTATTCGGTCCTACTACCGCCAAGCAGGACTTGTTCAAAGCAATTAAGGAAAACGCATGAAGCAGCTAATCAAAGACATTCTAGTTAGGGCATTTGGATTATTCCTAGCTACCTTTTTCGCAGGCACTGGTGTAGGAGCTATCGCTACCAACGGTGACTGGTGGCTTGGTTCGATCATCGGTGTTGGAGCCGCCTTCGCAATTGTGCTGACCATGATTGGCGTTAGCATGACTTGGAGCGGAACTCTTACTTCCCTTGATGTCGCAAACGCCTTTCGCTCCGCAGTGGCAAAGACCGCAGAGGGCAACGAGAACATCAAAGAAGCCCTAGAAGTCGCTGAGGATGGCGAGTTTGGTTGGGACGATGTTGAGTTTGAGGACTCAGACGAAGATCTTTATAACTCCAAGTAATTAATTCATCGGGCGCATCAATGGGCGGGAAAGCATTGGTACCGAATGAAGTCCACAAAAGGCTTGAGAACTCTCGCTGCTCTCAGCTTGGCGTTTATGCCATTATTTTTTGCATCCTCCTCGCAAGCAGCCCAAACAGGACCTGTTCAGATTACTTGTGAAAAGAACGGGACTCAAGGGACTTACCAAGTTGGCTGGGATAACTCTAATCAGTTCTTTATGGGCAAGGGCAACATTGCCGCACTTTACTGCACCGGAGGCTTCTCCCCGCTAAGAGATGGGGCTACATACGTTTCCGATACATTAACCGATGAGCCTCTAAGATATTACAATGGCGTTATTCCCACGCCTGCGCCGGAGCCTTCCTCTAGCCCAGTAGTCTCCGAATCTTCCTCAGTCTCTTCTGAAAGTCCTGTCCCTACAGATTCGTCATCAGTTAGCTCAGAATCATCAGAGTCGCAAACGACAAGCCCAGCTCCTGAACCTACTAACTCACCAGAAACCCAATCACAATCAGTCTCAGAAGTAGCTACAGAGTCGTCATTATCGGCACCCTCTATTCAGTGGGAGTATATAGTAAACGAGGGCAGCATACTGGAGGCAGAAGCGCCAGCGGGAAAAATCTTTTCAGGGGCCGTGGCTTGGTATGTCGCACACGACTCTAATTGCGGCATTGATGTTTCTTCTGTAGTTGCAGCTGTCTTTAATGGCACGACTGCATCAAGCATCTCTGCAGACAACTCCGTATTTGGCGACCCCTGTCCTGGGGAATATAAAAAGCTAACAGTGACTTTTGTTTATGAAACACTTGCAGCACCAACGCCACAACCTGAGCCACAACCTGAGCCTAGCCCAGAACCAGTAACACCACAGCCGGAACCAGAACCAGAAGTAACCCCAGAACCCACAGAGGAACCTTCTCCAATCGACATCCCAGCTCCTGAGCCCGAACCCACAGAACAACCAAGCCCAGAGCCAGTAGAAACGCCAGAACCACCAGTGGTTGTAGAACCCGAGAATTTAGAATCCACGCAAGAACCTTTGCCATCACCTGATCCGTCTCCTTCTGAAGAACCTACTCCTGAGCCTGAGCTAGAACCAGAGGAGCCTGTTGAGACCCCGGAGATTACTGCAGAAGCTCCTATAGAAGAGTTGTTGGACGCAGTGGCAGAAATTAAGCCTTCTGAATTAACTAGCGCCCAAATAGAAATCCTATCAGAAGCAGCATTAGAAACTTTTGCTACTGCAGAGCAAGGATCTGAAGAATATCTGCAAGCACTAGAAGTTCTTGCAGTAATTGCAGAGGCAGATGATGAAGAACTCCCAGCTGAGCTTGCGGCTATCCCCTTTGTTGGAGATGTTGCTGGAGCAGTATTAGAAGTATTTAACGACATTGGAAACATTGGCGCAGATATGGCTCCAGAACAAAGAGAAAAAGCCGAAGAGACTGTTATTGCTGCAGTTATCGTAGGACAAGTAGCTCAGGTTGCATCAGCTGCAGCAGCCTCGGCATCAGTCGCAGCATCGAATAGAAAGATAAAGTAATGAAGTTTATTAAAGCACTACTCAAGGACATCATTGAACAAGCTTGGACACTTCTTGGTATGATAGTAGCATGGCTTGTGCTAGAAGGCTCAGCTAGAGACGTTACTGGAATGTTGATTGTAATTACACTTGCAATTTGGATTATTACATTCCCGCTTAGAATGGACAAGGACGAAGATGCAGGAGCAGAATAGTAGAGACTGGGTTGAAGTCCTTGTTGCAATTGGGCGAATTGAAGAAGGGATCAAGTCTGTGCGAGATTCGATTGACAGACTAGACAAAAAGTCCGATGCTCAAGATGAAGCAATCAATGAAATGCAGTTAGACATCCAGAGGCTAAAGACTCAGCGAAGCACTGTGCGGGAAAACTTGGCTATTGCCCTGTCCGTAATTGCAGCAGCCGTTGCTATTCTTTCGGCGGTTCTTCCATAAGCAGCCTTGCCTCTAGCATCTTTGCATAGGTTTCGCAGATAAGGCAATCCTTCAGGCCGCACACCCTGTCGCAGTGAGGGCACTCAAAGTGCGGAAGCGATGGTTCATAATCTTGGTCCATCCTGAGAATGCGCACAGGTAACTGGCAAGTGCAACCCAGGGATACTGAATAGGTTTCGCCAGTCTTGTTATCATAATAAACAACTACGCTGGCTTCGCCGTATTCCATGTCGTCAAAGTCGACATCGAAGTCTAGAAATAGAGGCTCTTTGCTTCTCTTTAGGAAGCTGATAAGCCTTCTCCAAAACATCAGATACTACGTCTGTCGCTAGTAGCTTCTGCCTTAGATGACCTCTGCCATTTTCCGCAGTCTTGGCACTGATAGCGGTTGTATTTACCAGCTATGCTAACTTGGTAGCCCCTGCTCTGAAGATTGCTAGAGCCGCAAACAATACAACCATCTTCCTTTGAGTAAAGAGTCATGTTTGGGTGGTTTGGAATCCAAGGCTTTAGCTTTTCGTAAAGATCGACCAGCAGGTCTACATCCTGAATCTGGTACTTCTTCATCTCTTTCCAAGCTTTATCGTTACCAGCCATGCACTGAAGCCAGAGATCGAAGCCAGAGTGCTTTACCTTTTGGCCTACACCAAGCGTCTGAGAAACGTAGTCAAGCTTATTGCTTGGGAACTTAAACTGGGACTTAACAGCGAGCATCAAGTCCATCTCCTTGTAGGGCGACGGTGGGTTCATGCCAGCCTGCAAAAGCTCACGCTTCAGGTGCTTCGAGTCGAACGCCTTTGAGTTCCAGCCTACAAGCACGTCTGCCTCGTCTAGAAGTCTGTGGACTTCCTGAAGCATTGCTTCTTTTCCGTCGTGGTGAACCGACTTGAAAATAACTTTCTTCTGACCATACCAACGAGCACCAAAGCACAGCATCTCAGTTGAGTTTACGATTTGGCCGATTGAGATGTTTTGATCCCATAGACCCCACACGTGGGCTAGGTTTGGACTGGTTTCGATGTCTAAGAATAAAATTTTCATAGCGCCCTTTATTTGGTTAGTCTAACTTTACTCTATTGACCCAAGTGCGACCAGCGTCGCCACCCCAAGCATCCCACGCAACACGTCCTGCAGATGGGTAACCTTCTTCGCCAGCACTAAAGCCAGTTGCCTTCTTGTCAACAGCGTGACGGGCAAAGTAAGACTTCATGCGAGCAACAGTGTCGCGGCTTACTGACCCACCTGCTGCAAGCTGAGCTGCACGACGGCGACCAGTTGAGGTGAATCCACCGCCAGCCTTGCCATCAGCGATCCAGCCAAGTGCTCGCTTAGCAGCACTCTGAACGCCTGAAGGCACTTTGTATTCGCTGGCGGCTTCACGCAAGGTCTCTCTTGCATTTACAAGTCCCGGAGGGATCATTGCAAAGCGACAAGCGCCCTCTTCTTCGATGTCCACATTTGCAACGGTGCACTCAATGCCATCGGCAGACTGAACGTGGAATACGCAGTTGCCACAGATAACGCCGATGTCGCGGTTTGGGTTGGCTGCTGCGCTATCGTAGCCAACATTTACGCTACTTCCCTCAGACTCAAACTTTCCAAACTCTTCTACAATGGCAATAATGCCATCGACCAACGCCTTCTCGTCACCTTCTACTTGTGCGTAAAGCTCTTCGTTCACTGGGGCCAGCCTTTCAAAAGTGTTGGCTTATGTTTTATATGTCTAAGATAAATTATACCGTGTCGTGTCGCATCATTGCCGTGAGGTTTTCCTTTTGTGTAAAAATCGATTCGCTTTAGCACTTCGTCGTTACAGAGCGGCTTTAGTGATGGTGATTGGTAAATTGGCTTGACTGAATTAAATACCTCAAAAGCCTCAAGCGCCCCAATGATGTAAACCGGACTTAGGTCTGGGAATTTTACGCTTGGCCTCAGCACAAAGTCCTCACAAATAATTTGGTCCCAGTTACCTTGACGACCTCTATACCATTCCAAAAAGCCTTGAAGCCCACCCTCGATCTGCTGAACAGATTTGAGGATAGGCTCGTCTACTGAGGTGTAAGTTATCTCAGCAATCCCAGTTGTTCCACCGGGGTCAATGCTCAATATCTTCTTCACGATGCTCCTGTTGTAGCCAGTGCACACAAAGGGCAGCCAGTGGATACCGATATCCGCTCTGGAACTTTACTGCGTGGTATCGAATAGCCTCTGGGTCTTGTCTTACCAGCTCTGGGTCTGCGTTCTTTGAAAATAGGTTCATTTAAATTGCATTTCTTTGCCATGTTTAGGCATGTTATCGGCACCACAATAATTGCAGGTAAGTTTTCTTATCCCGGTAACTGGGCAGGCATTTCCAATTTCAATGTTGTGCCCTTTGAAAAAGCAAAGGATTGCCTTAAGCCAGCGAGTCAGCTTTCTCTCCCTTGATTAATGCCAATAGAAAATACTTTTGATCTGTGTTGATTACTTTGCTATCATTTATAAGTTTGATAATGCGATATCGCTCAGCATTAGCCCCTGACTCAAAGGCAACGTGAGATGATCTATGGATTAGTTCCTGTAGCTGTTGGCTCATCAGCTTCTACTTTCTTTTCGGTGTGACATAAGCAAGAGCATCTAATGCTCGGAGCATCTCCCGGACACAGTTCGTGCTGTGGCAACAAGCACCACCCAAACATTCCGGTGAGCTTATTCTCTGGTGCTACTGGCGTGTAAGCAGCCTGTGGCTTTTTCTTAGGAGGCATTGTTAATCCTTCTGCTAATTGAAGACTGAGAAATTCCAGTCAGTTTTGTAACCATATTCTGGCTTGTGCCCTTTTTCAGGGCTCTTACCACTGCTTCATAGTCTACTACCTTGCCCTCTTTACTGAACAGGGCATCACGTATGTCCTCAAGAGAATCTGGAGCTATCGATCCACCGTTGCGGGTAGTCTTATGAGTGTGCCTACCGATGGTTGCGTGGCTCAGCCTGCCAGAGATTAGCCTTGTCAGATTCCTGTTTGAAAAAATCCCAAAACTTGACAGGTGCTGACACTTATCTAGCAGCTCCTGATTGCTTGCAGTCTTTGCGTGGTCTCTTAGCCAGATGGCTACGCTGATTATTTCTAATCTTTTCATCTGGTTCATAGTGTCTCCAAGAACTTCTTATTGTTTTCGAAGGTGACGTTGATTCTAGCCTGAGAGTGTAGTGACTCAATCATATCGTCAAACTCACGCTTCTTCTTGTCACCGAACTTCTTGAAGGCTTCCTCATAACGCAGACGGCCACCGCGAGTCGCAATCAAAGCCTCTAGGGAATCAACTTCTCTCTGCCACTCGGATGCCGAGATAGCTCCTGCCATCCGCACAAGGTTCTTGAACCAGCCTTCGGCGTAGCTGATGGCGATTAGAACGTGAGTGACCTGAACCTTCTCAGAGCGGTCATACATCGCAAGTAGCACTGCAATCTTCCAGACAGATAGGGCAAGACGCTGACGGCTAGGCTCTACAGACTCCTCGTTCGGGTGTCCATTGGTATAGTCGCCCATCTCCCACTTGAACTGGTTGAAGCGGTCTAGGGCCTCCTGAGACATAAAGATTGGCCTTGGGAATGGCCCACCCTTCTTCTGCCACCAAGTTGCGGTGTCAAAGATCTCCCTGACCATCGTCTCCATCTCGTCATCCTGCACGAAGGTTGAGTAAGCCTCAGCTTGAGCTAGGTCTTCTGACTCTCTTGTGCGCTCCGGTGCGTCGGCTACGACGTAGATAAATCGAGCTAGGAATCCTGAGCGGAAGTAATCTATGGTTAGAATCTCAGCTACCTTGCTGGTGATACCCATCAAATACATAATGAAGTTGGTCTCAGCTCGGTCAGTCTGCAATGCCTTGATGCCGTTGTTAGCCCCGGTAGATCGAAGCATAACTGGAACCTTGCCATCATAAAGCTCAGTGTATTGGTCAGCAGCTGCAGCCATATAAGTCTTGGTCACAAACTCCTTGAACATACCCTGCACCTCGTCTCGGTGGAACAGCGATGTCATTTTGTCTCGACCTGCAAGGTGCTTTACAAGAGCTTCGCCAGTTGCGTTAGAGCCGATGTCAATCTGATAGCCCACGAGTCGCTCATAGGCGGTCAGCATCTTTAGCATCAAGCTGCGGCTAGTCGACTTACGGCTTCGGGTAGTCTCACCCAAGAGCATAAACCAAAGGTTTAGGCCCATCTTGCCATACTTAGGGGCAGCTGCTCCGATGTCCGAGAAGGCCGAGGAGAGAATAGTAAATGCTCCCGCAATCTGATACTCAACAGCGCCGTCAGTTTTCTTGCCTGCCCAGTCGCAATACTTGTTCACAAAGGTTGGGGTTTTACTCACAAGGTCACGCTCGGAAGAACTTAGGAAGTCAATGGTCTTCTCAAAGTCTGCAGAGTTATCCTCTAGCGGTTCAACCGATGCCGTAGCCTGCCCGAAGGATTGCTGTGCTCGCTGAACCTCACGCCAAAGATCTCCGTCGGCATCGAGACGCTTTGGTCTAGATGGGTGGTGATACTTGTTGCACTTAGCGTTCTTGGCAACAGCAAAGACTTCCTCGATTGTCAAGCCCTGTCGGAATAGCTCTAGCTCTAAACGCCAGAGCATCTTGCTCATATCTGCGTTAGCACTTGGCTCTTCCATATAGAGAGAAAGAATCTCTCGGTTACTTGCAATCTTGGAAAGCACCTTCATTAGCTCTGGTGTCTCTTCCGGCATTGGAAGATTAGCTAACTCAGGAATCGACTCAGTATGGATATCCTCATACTGCTTCTCAATCTCTTCGATTGTGTAGATAATTCCGTTAGTGGTTGCAGAGACCGCAAAGACCTCAGCATACTTCTTATTGCTAGTTCCAGCTACTCGAAGTAGCTTGGTTGGATTCCAGCCGGACACATCGCAACCTTGGTCTCTGTGTGCGTAGGCAATCTTCTTGGCAACGTTAGCAACTCGCTGTGGGTCGGCCTCGCCATCAAGAACCCAATAGCAGTGCCAGCGGTCTTTGGAAGTCTCCACAGAAATCGAAGGTACGATTCTGAAGTTAGCAGGGTTGCAAGTGTCGGCATCAGAATACACAACAGAAACGCTCTTGGCGTTCTCTCGGATTCGCCTTTGCTCATAGTAAACGATTGGAGAGAAGTAGACATCTTCGTTCTTGAATCGCTCAGCGTAGGCGACCATTTCATCTAACTCATCTGGGTAGCTAAAGAACTTCTGGACAGTAGGAACTCCCTTTGAGTCCTTAGTCACAATGGTTGCATAGCCAGCGCCTTCTCCAAGCACCAGCTCTAAAAATTGATTTACATTCATAACCTCTCCTAAAGGTTTGGACAAGGCAGGCATTTGCTAAGGGGGGGGGGCAAAACATCCTGCCTTGTCGCGTCCCTCTTTAGGAATCGAACCTAACGCTGAGGAGATGAAGCACAGAAAGGAGAGAAAGAAGCTTCCAGCGAACCGTTAGAGGGTTGGGGGTGAGCAGTTTTAACTCGTGCTCAGGAGTGCCCATTTGGTGTTTACCAGGTGTCGTCTTCGGCAACTGGCTTTCCACCGAGGCCCGCAATGAGAGCCTCTGGAGTGCTACTGGCCTTGACAAAGCCAGCAACGTTGTTTTCCTCGCCCTCAAGGCCCGGAACGATCTTTACCTTAGCACCGATGGTCTTACCCATCAAGTCCTTGTTGGCAGGAACGGCAAACTTGCCGTCCTTCATGTCATAGCCTAGTGCCTCGAAGAATGCCTGAGTCTTCCAGAACGCCTTACCAGTGTAAAGCGGAACGTAAGTAAACAGACGACGGTTCTCGAACTCACCCTCGGATACACGAAGCTGAACCTTGAACTGTGGCTTCCCAGCGTTCTCACCGCTCTTGACCTCTAGGGTCTCAAGGTCGAAGATAGTTGCTGAGTATGTTCCTGCAGGTAGCAGGGAGTAGTCGCTCTTTGGTGCTAGGTCTCCACTGGAGATGTTGATGGTTAGTGCCATAGTTTATTTGCCTCCTTCAGCAATTTTGTCAATGACTTTCTTCATACTTGGGTCAACAAGCCTTCCCGGAAGACCGAAGCGGTTTCCGGAGACCATTCTGTCCGAGGACTGAAGATACATCACTCGGTGAATGTTACCATCTCCGTCAGCCTCTGTGGTGAGATACGCCACAATGTCCGGCACAGATGGGAGGGTGTTACGGGCAGAACCCGGTAGCAGTGGAATGGTCTTTACTGCACCAGTGTTCTCGTCCTTCTCATCAAGGGCGTGAGCCACAATGATTCCTAGGAACGGAGCAGCGTGTAGCTTACGAGAAAGGTCATTGATCCAGACCTTCAAGTCGCCATACTTGCCGAACTTGTTGTTCTTGTTCTCTGGCTTGTCGCCAAAGGTCTTCTCGGCCCTGTCCATAGCAACGCCAAGAGTGTCAATGATGACGGTCTTGTATTTGTGCTTCTGGCCTAGTAGGGCGTTGATTGCATTGTCGAACTTCTCGTGAGTGTCAGTAGAAATCACATCCACATCTGGCCAGTCACGAGAGATAGCGGTAGAGCCACCCTCAGTGTCTAGCACGAGAACAGGTGACAGCTCAGCTACCTCAGCTGCAGAAGCAGCGAACCAGCTCTTGCCACGCTTTGGGTCGCCATACACCAGAATCGAGTTTGGTCGGTTCAGCTGTGCAGCCTTTTTGATACCTGCCTCAAAGGGCAGTTTTGGAAAATCGCTCATTTATTTTCCTCCTTGTGCGATTAGTGTAACAGATGTAATGCAGGGTGTCAAGCTCAATTGTCAAAAACTTTGCAATTGAAGCAGTGAGTTTCTTTCGGGAACTCTTCGAGTGGCTTACCATCCTGAAGCTCCTTCCAGATGCGCTCAAGTCTGTGCCAGATGTCTAGCGCAAACTGCTCGTCATAATCGAAACTCCAAGTCCACACATCTGGGTCGTAAGTTCCGTCTCGGTTGATAAACACAAGTGAGCATCCGTCAATCGGAGTGCCGTTCTTGTTTAGCCCCCAAGCGTAGACCTGCACCTGAGCGTAGTAACGCTTTAGGGTGTAGGCAGAGTCTGCATCTTCCTTGCCTTCGAACAAGACTTCCTGAAGCTTCTTGCTCTTGGCGCGAGTAGAAGTCTTCCAGTCGATTAGGTGCTGGCTATCCACAAGTGCTAGGTCTGGCTTGGAATTGATCTCGCCGTAACCCTCTAGGTTGCCAAGGCGAATCTTCTGCTCGATTGATGCAGACTTGAACTCTGGGAACTGCTCAAAGTCTGAGGTTGGGATGCGCTCTTCAAGGAACTCGTGAACTGCAGTTCCAATCTTTGCGCCCATCCAATACTTGAATGCTGGTTGCTCCTCACCAATTAACTTGGAAGCCAAGTGGTATTCGCAAGGGTCACTAAAGTCAGATGCTCCGATTTTCTTTTGTGAGTCTCTGATACTCGCTTGACCGAAAAGTGATAGGGCTAGTTCCTTCACTCTGCTCTCTATAATCATTTGCTCTTTCCGTTTCTGTTCTTCTTACTGTGAAATCTATACCGCCCCAGATTCCAAATGTTTCTTTATTGCTAACAGCGTAATCGAAACACTTCTGCTTTACTGGGCATTCCTTGCATACTTCTTTAGCCATCTGGCCATCCCGCTCGTATTCAGGAAAGAAAGCCTCTGGGTCAGTCTGGTTACACAGTCCATCCCTTTGCCACTCCAGAGAGTTCTCTGGGTCGTCTAGAGATACTAACCGCATCAGCTCAATCAAATTCATATTTCTCCTTAGAAAAGTTCTTCTGGTGAAATACTAAAGTTGATGCCTCCCCAAATGTGGTGCTGTTCGCCATTGGCGACAGCGAAGTCGTAGCAAGCTTTTATCAATGGACAACCGTGGCAGATCTCCTCGGCTTCATCCTCAGTTAGGAAGTCAGTGTCGGCAAACAGGTATGGGTTGTTGGCGCAGGGGTAGATCGGATTGTCGTCTTGCAGTTTGCAAAGCTTGTTCCAAGCACTTCGAGCTTCGGGCTTTATGCCAAAATCAAGGCTCTCGTTAGACTTGGCCATTTTATCCTCTGGGTCGTAAGCTTGCGTTCATCAGTATTTTATCCTGAATCAGCTTAGAAAACTGTCCCTCATCATACGTGTCTTCAGCAATTATTTCGTAACTTATAACTGACTTCTTTTGCCCACGCCTGTCTAGGCGACCAGCAGCCTGTTCATTTAGCAGTCGGTTATCATCCTTTGATAGCCACACAACAATGTTGGCAGCTTCCTGCAAGCCGTCAGTTCCCTCTCCAATTGCAGAGATAACTGCCACAATAAACTGCACTCTGTTTGCAATAAAATCTTCGAGAGCTTCGTCTCTAACTTTTTGAGCAGCTCGCCCAGACCACTCGAATGCGGTCATTCCCGCCTTGCGAAGTCGCGCCACAGTTACTCTGGCAAACTTCTGCGAGTGAGTCAGGATTAGCATCTGCTCACCTTCGGGGTGGTCTGACACAATCTGGAACAGCTCATTGAGCTTGGTCGAGTCGCAGTCATCTGCGAATGTGACCTCTTGAGTTTCTTCGTCAATCATTGGCACACCCAGAGTAATCTGCCGGAGTCGAGTTCGGACTGCCACCGGAGCTTCGACTGCCAGTGGGTTATCTCCTAGCCAGACAAAAAGGTCTTTCTCAAGCTTCTTGTAAATCTTTCGCTGAGCTGGCATTAGCTCAACAGTTCTAATCTCTTCCTGCACCGCTGGAAGCTCGTGGTCTACGCCGTTCGGGTGCATTGGGCAACACTGCTCACGCTTTAGATGGCGAATGTAGCAAGGTATGCTGGTGATAATCCTGCCCGGAGTCTTCTCACTATCGACAACCTTGCCTGCAAAGAAGTCAACCTTGGTCTCACAATACTCTTCGACCCAGCCCCAGAAGCTACGCCCAGCGACCTGCGGGTAGACCCACTTGAGGATTGACCACATACCCTCGATCTTGTTACCTGCAATCGTGCCACTCATTCCAATGCGACGCTTCGCCTTTAGGGTGTGAAGCATCTTGGCGGTCTTGCTGTTGCGGTTTGACGCTCGGTGAATCTCGTCGAATACCGCAAGGTCTGGCTCGATACCTCTCCAGTGATAGTTCCGAAAGAACTCTGGACTTATTAGATACCAGCCAGCCTGCTTTGCTTCCATATCAAGAAATGCCTGCTTGCCGTCAGCTGATGAGTTGATGTATCGAACCCTAGCATTTGGCAGTTGCTCCAGAATGGTTCGCTCCCACGCTCTCTTGTGCGTTCCCTTTGGGGCAATCACAAAGTTGACCGGAGTCTTGAGTCGCTTGGCAACCTCAACGGCAATCAGGGTTTTGCCACCACCCACCTGAGTGGCGACAATCCCTGTTCCGTCATTGGCAATTAGCTTCTGGATATCTAGTTCTTGAAACGGAAATGGCTTCAACCTAAGTTATCCCACTCTGCTTCTGGATGCTGAGTCTTGCAGTATTCAAATGCCTCTGCAAATGATGTGAAGTAGGTAGGCTTCTCAACCCCAACTTCGTCCACAAATGTCTCGTAGTCATCACGATAGATAATAGTTCCAATTGAGAGTTTGTGGTCAATCTTTGCGTCTGTGAGCAAAGTGTTATACCAATTCTCTTGGTCTTCAATATCGTATCTAGTTAGATCGTCCATCGTATTCCCTCCAATAGTTCTCGTGTTCATTTCTGTCATAGTCGTAATCTGTGCGACCCTGCTCAAAGACCTCACCCTCGGAAAATAGGAATGCACCTATTACCCAGAACAAAAGTCCTGTCAGGACAATTAGAAACAAGATGCTAAATAGCACTAGCAATCACTTCCTCTGCGAGTTCCTCTCGGTAGATGTTCGGGAGCACGAAGGCATCGCCGGACACAAAGTAGATGTCGCCATCCTTGATTCCCACAACAGCTGAACCCGTGACTCTTCCAACGCCCAAGGCAGTCACCTGAAGCGTGTAGGTATCCTTCTCAGAACCCTTGACTAAAGACCAGCCATTCTCGCTGTGCTTCATCTCAGGTGCGACGCTCGCCAGAATCTCCTGAACGGTGCGGTAGTTGCTAGTGCCGATTGCCTTACCCAGCTGAGTGCGTGGCACTCCTAGCTGAGCTGCTAGTGCGAGAGCATTGTCCCTCTCCCGCCTAGTCTCGGTCAGCATATCGTTCAGCCTCACACGGAGGTCATTCTCTATCTCTGACTTACGCTTGCGGTATTCGGCATCCAGCATCCTCAGGTTTTCTAGTGCCTGTTCAGCCTTTGGACTCAGGTTAGTCATTAGACCTCCAAGATTTCTTCGATGCTTATTACTCGCTTTAGTGCTTCCTTCTCAAAAACTCCAATGCTGAGTGATTGGTATTCCCTGATTAGGAATTGCAACTCCTCGTCAGTTGGCTTCTGAGTCATCTCCATCTCAACACACTGAGTCTCCTCGCTGATTGGATACCAGCAGAAGCTCTTTACATTCGGCTTGTCAGATAGAAAGCGAGACTCCTTCATTACCGGAATCATCACCGTCGCTAGCTCTTGGAAGTCGCCTGTTAGCACATAATCAATTTTCATACTTACCTCCTTGGGGTAATTAGTGTTGGCTAAAGTTTAGCCTACCCCTATCCTTGGCAATAGTATTGTCTGCTATAGGCGTGTCACTTCTTTCTCGATGTAGCCCAGCCTTGTGGCTAGTCTGCTGATTTCTTTGAGTGACTTGTTTATCGAGAAGTAAGCTGAGTCCATAGCTTTCTCGATGTCGGGGTCGAATGCGGGATTGTCTGGGTCGCCCACCTCAAAGCATCCGATTAGGTTGTCCATACCTTGCGAGAGCATATAGTCAACCATTACATTAGTCAGTGCTTCTCGCAACTCTCTTTGCTTCACGCTGTTCTTCCTTTGAGATCATTCGGTATGCTTCGAGGATAATGTCCGACTGGTTTATCTGCAAGCCAGTCGCCAAAGAAGTCAGTAGCTCGGAGGACATCTCTTTGATGCCCCTCTCGAACTCTGATAGGTGTGCCAAAGAAATGCCACTCCTCTGAGAAACATCTCGAAGCGTGTAGCTCTTCTGCTGTCGAATGATTCTGGTGGTGTGACCCATAGCTACTCTGAGCTTCATACCTCAAACCTCACTTCGTAATCTGGCATTGAGTCAAGCCACCTCTTTATCTTTGGTGGCATTGGCTCTCCGTTGTCGTAGAACCTTTCGGTAGTGTCCCACTCTGAGAAGCCTTCCCAATCGCCTCTAAGCGTGTGGTCGCGTTCAAGGATGTAGTCGATTAGTGGGTAGTTGTCCCTTCGCTTCATTGATACCGAAAGAACATTGCCCTGCCCCTTTTGGGAGTAGTCACCCTCCAGGTAGCCATCCCTGTTTAGGAAGAGCTTGTAGGGGATTACCTTTAGGGTATCCTCTTCGACACAAATCTCGATGTCGCGTAGCTTTGTCTTAGCCATTGACTTTCTCCTTCTGGTGGTTAGGGCAGTTGCAACCTTCGTGCTCTGGCACTTGTGCCTTTGGGCAGTCCTTGAACCAATACTCTCGGTCATCCTCAGAGTTGCAGTTGCAGGAGTTCTCTCGATCGAGGGCTACATAGTCAGCGTGAGAGTCGGGAATGTCCCACTCTTTATAGATTGAGAAGTCTCCGCTCTGTCCAAGTGCTTCTCCACCCCAGCCCTGCTCCTCTTCCCAACTAAAGGTAAAGGTCAGCTCTGGGTGCTGGGCAACAATTGCCTCAAAGACCGGAATGGGTGGAGACCAAGCACTTGAGAAGCTGGCGTAGAACGCCTGTGGTGCAAAGCTTGTCTCAAGGTCATAAGTGTCCCACTTAGTTCCCCACTCACGAGTGTTGAAGTTATACCAATTGTTTGGTGTGTTGCCGGACTGCTCGCCAGCGACCCAGCCGTTGGTTGCCCAATACTCACCAGAGTCCACAGCTTCCTGTGGTGGGGTCACAAAGTTCCAATAGCTGAACTGCCTAAAGGGCGTATAAGCCTTAGCCCTGAATGCTGTGATTGCATCCTCGCTACCTGTTACTGCAATGTTATTGAATACGTGATTTGGCATTAGTTGTTCTCCTGAATTAGCTCGTAAAGTGTGTCGTTCAAAATAGAAGTGGTGTAGTCAAACGCTCCGGCGAAGCTGTCTGCGACATCTACCCAGATGTCCATAGCCTTGTCCTCGTCCGGTTCGTCCATCAATGTCTCGACATCGGCACTTGACCAGATATCGACCACCAGCAGAGCTTCGTCTGCGTAGTGCTTGTTTAGGTGCTTGATTAGCTCTTCTTTAGTTCTTGTCATTGGCATTAGTCCTCCTCCTCGTCGTTCAGGTGAACTTCCTCGCTCCACTCAGCGTCGCCCTCGTCGATGTCCTCGAAGTTCTCGAAGTTCTCGATAGCGATACGCTCAGCGTCTAGGAAGCTGTCGGCTTCCACGGTGGTGTAGTAAAAGGTGCGTAGGTCTCGTGCAAAGGTGTATTTAGGCAATTTGGTTCGTCCTCTCTGTATCTAGGTCTGCGACCCAGAAGTATTCGTATGTGTCTGGTTGTGTTCCGGTGTCTTCCGCCCACCCAAACTGCGAGTAGTGCGGATAGTTCTTCCACAATAGTGCCTGTCGGTGCGTTGTTGCAACTGCTGGCATTGTGGTCTTTGAGACCCTCCACCAAGGCTCTTCGTAATCGCCTAGCAGAGCGTTCTCGTAAGCGACCTCGATGGTCTTGGTCGCCTTGTCGCCAATGGTGGACTTGAAGCCCCTGTCGTGCCACTCCTTGACCATTGTCTGGATGTAGCCGTAGAGAGCCATCTCGTAGCCAGCCCACTGGCGTGTAGCAGGGTGGTTAGCCCAGCCCCTTGCAGGGCGGTGTTCGCCGTTAGGATCGAGTTCAAGTAATGTTAGAAGGATTTGCCATCCTTCTAACGCTTGCTTGTTCAGGCGAAGATTATCTAGGTGCTTCGCAGTCTCTACGAAGTCTCCGGTGTCGCTAGTTAGAAATGTTTGCATTGTTCTCCTTGTTCGCTTGGAGCAATTCTATTACAGAACCTACCGACTTCGCAAGTGCTTCTAACTCAGAAGCTTTGTCGTAGGTGTATTGGGCTTGCTCCCAACGCTGAAAGGCGTAGTTCTCCTGCGAGATGTGGTATTGGATGTTGGCTTGCTCCATTAGGGCTTCCTCGACCAGAATCCACTGGTCTGCCCTTAGAACCAGCGTGGCTTCAGGGGTTGCATCAAATTTGTAAACCTCTGATTGCTGTGAGCGTAAGTTGGATTGAGTTTGTAAAGGTGAATCAGATTTGTAAATCATTATCTCTCCTTGTTGGGTTGTTATTTTGGGAAATAGTATTTTTTTTACTATGTGAAACACTATTTTATGTCGTGTTTTTTTTGATGTTTTTGGGGGACTTTGGGGGGATAGGGTTGGGATTGCTATTGAATATGTAAAAAATGTTACAAATCCAATAGCAAAAGGGGGGTCTGACGAGTGTTCTCTATATCCTAATATTATATATAATAATAGTATAATAGTAGTTATTGAGAGGGGAGGGTCAAAAGTTTTTTTCTACTTTTGCTCGACCCACCAACTCTCGTATCTGGCTTGCTCGAACTTGTTGTAGAGATCTTGGCGGTCTCCGGCATAGTAGCCGTCGTAATCGAAGAACTCACCCTTGTTGACCTCGATGTAATTGCTGAGGAAAATCTCGAAGTCATCCTCTAGCTCCGTAGAGCAGTTCTCGGTTGCTGGAGTGATATCGTCCCACCAATCCTTAGACCAACCGCTGTAGCCGTAGCCAAGGGCTCTAGCGTTGCCGGAAGTAGCAGAGCGGAAGCCAGACTTGTTGTAGACATAGCGGTCTTCATACTCTGGGTCAAGGTCTGGGATGGCTAGGGTCTCGACGATGTTACCCTTGCGGATGGCATAGCCTAGACGCTCTGGCATAACCAGCTCGAAGGTGGACTTGAGACCTAGACGCTTGAGAACCTCGGCAAGGATGTCAGGAGTCGAAGCAAAGAAGAACGAGCCGTCTTTGACTTGTGCGATAACCATAGGCGAGTGGCTGATACGAGCGACTTTGAGTGTGCCGTAGTCGTCGTTGGATAGCCAAGCGATAGCCGCATCGCCGTCTAGCTTGGACAACGCTTCTAGCGAACCTGACTCGATAAGGGCAGGGATTACGCTAGAGTCGACAGGTGGCAAAGACTTGGGCAACTCTGGGCGGATAAGGTCGTGGTTATAGATGACACCGTTGTGGACAACCTGAGTGTTACCGGAGGGAGACATAACAGGGTGATTGTTACGAGCGTCATTGATAGAGCCGTGAGTAGCAAGACGGGTGTGCAGGATAACTGCATCGGTCTTACGAGGCATAGCTTTGAGCGAGAGGCGTGAACCAGCGATAGGTCGCTTTAGATACCCTACGCTGTTGCGAGAGTGCCAAGCCGCACCTGAAGCCTGATTACCACGACGCTCTAGGGAAGTGAGCATTACATTAGCAATCCTGCGAGAATTGAGATTTGATTTTTCTGAAAGTGAGAATCCACCGATACCACACATAAGCAACCTGCTTTCCGACTCGTCCGAGTCATAATTCGTTTTCTAACTAGGTATAGTTTACTGCCAAAAGGGTCGAATGTCAACAAGAAAGCGAAACTTTTTGGCTCAACAACCCCTTTATGGGGATAATTCTACAGGGCAATGTCGGGTTCTGTCAAATTCTGGGCAAAAATCTGGGCAAATCGCCACCTTATTCGCCCCCTATATAGGCATATGCATAGGCGTACTACATATGTCAAGTATATTTCGCTATAAGCGAATAGAATGGTCTCCTTGCCCTCCGACCCCTGGGAGTGGTCGGGCAATTCGACCCCAAAATAAAATAGAAAGCTGGGTGATAGATGACAACAATAGATTAGTTACAACGATTGTAATTATTTATTTTGCAATCGTAATAGTAATAAATATTGCAGGTATGAATGCTTGCAATAGTAATAGTTATTGTTCACTATAAACAGAAAGAAAGAAGAACATGATCAGTCAGATCAGAGCAGCAGCTCAAATAGCAGTTGGAATGCTAAAAGCAAAAGCAGCAGATGGCGATGAGCCAATAAGCATAAATGGTGCAGAGCTCTTGCAGATTATGCAAGACTCAGGAATGCCAATAGAAAACTATGACTACGACGGTGGGTTTTATACCAGAACCTATCATCTAGTTCTAGGTCACTCAAATGCTACACCAGCGTTGCGTAAAGCAACAATGACAAATCCAGTAACCGATAATGATAGAACAGATTTGTTCTTTGACATTCGAGGAAACCAGATGAAACTAATTGTCTGGAATGCATATCTAAGAAGTGTTGCAAGATATCTAGATGGTCTAAACTTCTCGAATGCTGAATGCAAATCCGAAAATTTGACTATCAACTTTGGACAGTTAATTGAGTCCAACGACTGGAGATATCTAAAAGCATTAGCATTTATGAATGCAATGGCTTATGCAGTGATCGACAAAAACGATTACGTAATGGCTCGTAAAGTAATTGAGAACAAGATAAACGTTCTTGCTCACGAGCTAAGAAATGTAAAGCCAGCTGGTTCCAAAAGCATCAGCAATCTATTTGACAAGAAGCCAAGCTCTCCAAGCCCAAGCATTAAAGAGAGCGTAACAATTCGAGAGCAAGTAGAAGCTGCATATCTAGCTATGCCATCTAATGCATTGACTGCCCGTACCTGGGGTTGGGAAATGGAGATTGCAGATGCCAAGGGCGTAGATGCTGTCTTCGGCGTAGACAAAGGCGATGATGGCAGTTTGCGAGCATATGAAGCAAACAGTGATTGCGATTGTGGTTGCAGTGACTGCGTATATCACGATTGCGATTGCGATAACTGCGATGACCGTAATGACGATCCACAGCACTGCAATGATAGCAATTGCAGCTCTGCAGATTCTGCTGAGTTTAGAACCAAAAACGGTGCTAGCAGGCTAAAGCATCCAGGTCTGTTCAAAATCTGCGATGAGCTAGAAGATGTAGATGCTGAAGTCAATGACACCTGCGGTGTTCATATTCACGTCTATGCTCTAGATCTGACTACAAAGCAAGTTGCACACGTTATGGCAGTATACAAATGGATGGAAAACATCTTCGCTATTGTTGCTGAGCGCGATGACACAAGCTATGCAAAGCGTTTGCCAGTTGAGTATATTCAACAGGCTTATGCAGGTAAGCTGCCAATAGACAAGCCAAGAGCAGTAAATCTGACTCACATAATTGGAGGGTCACTAGCGTATCTAGAATCAGCTCGTGGAACTATCGAGTTCCGCCAGATGGCAGGTACTTATGATGCAAAACGCATTACAATCTGGGCCTGGATCGTTCGCGGTCTTGTCGAGGTTATGAAGCGTGGAGCAGAGTTAAAGGACTTCCTAGGAGTGAAGGACATCAACGGACTAATCGAAGTCTATGCAAAGTTCAAGTTCTTCTTGCATGACGAGAACCCAGAATTGTTGATCCCAGGCGGTCAACAAGATAAGAAACACCTAAAGCTGCAGCTACACGAAAGGGCATAAGCAGATGAAGATCGAATACGTAGACCAATCAGAGATTGGCGCAGCAGGACGCAAAATGACTCACCCATGGGCAGAGTTCTTCGAAGAGCTGTACAAAGATGACAGCATGACCAAGTGGGGAGTATTCCCCATCTTGATCAACTCAGCCAGCGGTGCATATGCCGCTGCTAACAAGTACCGTGACATCAAAATCAACTGCAAGCGAGCGCCGGATGGCGTGAAGTGGATTGTGTATGGACAGTACCAACCTGGCCTATGGGACCGCACCAGAAACATCGAGGTGTTCTAATGGCTATCTATAGATTCATAAGTGGTGAGATATACAGCGTAGAAGCTAATGACGTTGTACACGCTAAGCGAATTATGGACGCATTCTTAAACGGAGATTGGGATGGTGAAACAGTCACTGATGACGACATCAACCGTGTTGAGTATGATGATGCAGATACACGCTACCTAGAAGAGTAAAAAAACTGGGCCTCATTTCCCCCTTATGAGGCTCCTAAGAAGTGAAGTGAAGGGCTGTGTGTGTAGCATAGGCCCTTCGCTTCGCTTCGGTCCAAAGTCAAAGTCATAGTAGTGGTTGCTGGGATTAGAGAGTACCACCCCGCTCCGCCCTTCTCCGACACTGCGAGCAGGTCGAAGGGCGATCGCTCGTAATCAATCAAGTCATAAGGAGACATCGTGATTAAGTTCAACGTAGTAGCAGAAGCAGTAAAGTCAACAAACAAGCCATTCGAGCCACTTACCCCAGGTGAGTACGAAGGTGTAATCAAAGAAGCACGTGAGACCACAATTCGCAACGGTCGACACGCAGGTAAGAAGAGCATCGACATCGCAGTTCAGATGGAAGATGGTCGTTACATCTGGAAGGTATTGCCATTGTTCACAGCAGCACAGTTCAAGAAGCTGAATGAGGGTGACACCAAGTGGTATCAGATGAGCACAGTATCGTTTGCCGAAGCAGCTAAGTTAGGTGCAACAGCAGACCTAGAGACAGTTATTGGTAAGCCAATCAAGTTCCTAATTGGTATGCACCAAGACAATGGATACGGTCCACAAAACAGCATCGTCAAGTTCATCAAGTAAGGAGAATGAGATGTCAAGACACGCAAAGCCAAGACACGCAAAGCCAAGAACAAACCTGCAAAAGTTCCTAGATAGTCCGTTTATGACTATGGTATGGATAGTGGGTATCGGGTTGCTATTCGGTTACGTAATTGCCGAAGCAATCTTAGCTCCTGGACTTCCAACAGTCTAGGTAAACAGAAGGGTCAGAATCGGTTATCCCCCTAGCCGGTTCTGGCCCTTTTTTTGTCCCGGCCGTAATCCATAGGGAAAGAAATCATTTTATTGAGCGTATACACAAAAGTGGCCCCCCTCTCCCATCACGCGCACTTCAGCGACCTTTTCAAAATTTTGTGTTAGAATCCAAACATGAAACTTGATTACGACTCATGGCTCCAGCTGGGTATCGACGAAGGCTGGGTGTCCCCACCGTTCTGCAACACCCACGAAGGTGACCCTTACATGACGATCGACGAAGAAGCCGAGTGGGAGGAAGGTGGCGACCCTTGCCTCGTTGTGCTCAAGGTAGTCATCTAAAGAACTCATAGAAATTCTATTTCCTGATAGAATTAGATCACTAAAAAATTTTTCGCGGGAGAAAAAACAAAATGGCGCGTGGACTTACAGAAGAACCAGAACCAACCCCAGACGCTTCGAGCGTTGACCTAAAGCAGATTGCAGATATGCTCTATGCGATCTTCTGTGCTCTGCAAGAAGTGAACGCCAAATTGCCAGACCAAAAGGAAAGGCCCCTCAATGGCCTCTAATGAGATCTCCCTACTGGATGATACTCTCATCCACCTAGCGGCTTCTGGAGCCTCTGGTGACGAGATAGAGCTTAAGACTGGTATCCCAGCCGCTCAGGCCATCGACCACGTTAAGCAGCTGATGAAGAAGCGCGACATCTGGACTGAAGTCGAGCAGCGTCAATTGTTGCTCTTCGAGCTAAACGAACTCAAGGATTCCCTCCGCCTCAACGCTGTGCAGATGCAGGACCCAGAGGCTGGCCGCCTAATGCTAAAAACGCTAGAGCTAATTGGCAAGCGCCTTGACTCCGAGAAGGGCAAGATGAACACAGATGTTCTGCGCCTCTCAGAGTTCCAGCAAAAGATTTTGCTACGAGCCATGGATGCCGCATTGAACTTCGCCAAGCAAGAACTTGCTGAGCGTTACCCAGAAGTCCCACGCCACGAACTAGACGAGCTGGTAGCCGAAGGGCTATTCCGCGCAAAGACAGAGATAGAGAATGATAGATAATGTCATCGATGGAGTCATCAGCGACCTCAGAAAGCGCTCCAAGAACTCGATCTACCTTAACGACCCAGTTGCTTGGGCTTCGGACGTACTTGGCAAGCATATGTGGTCAAAGCAAGCAGAGGTTGCGCTCAGCGTGGCTCAGAACACTCACACTGCTGTTGTTAGCTGTAATGGTGCTGGTAAGTCTGCTACTGCTGGGATTCTTGGCAGCTGGTGGATTGCTGTACACGATCCTTACGAGGTTGCGCTTATTTGTTCAGCTCCAACTTATCCCCAGATTGCCCGCGTTTTATTCCGTGAGCTAAAGGACAACCACAAGCTTGCAGCGGTAAGGGGCTTTTCCCTTCCTGGCCACATCAACCAGTCAGAGGAATGGAAACTAAATGACGAGTACGGCACTCTTATTGGATTTGGAAGACGACCTGCTGATACCGACATTGTTTCGGCGTTCCAGGGAATCCACAGGCGATATGTATTTGTTGTACTGGACGAGGCCGGGGGTATTCCGACTGACCTTTACACTGCTGCTGAAGCAGTTACTACATCCGCGGACAGTCGAGTTCTCGCTATTGGAAACCCTGACCGTCGAGGAACTGAATTCCATCGTATATTCAGGGAAGATGAAACCTGGAACAAGATTCAGATATCAGCTTTTGATTCGCCTAATTTCACTAACGAATGGGTACCGGAAGATGTGGCACCCCTTCTCATCCAGCCGTCTTGGGTAGAGCGCCAGAAGAAGGCTTGGGGCGAAGAGTCTGCTAGATACAAGTCTAAGGTTCTTGGGCAGTTCCCAGAAGAAGATGACACCACCTTCTTTTCGCAGGTGGCGCTAGATTGCTCTATCGACACTGACATTGTTGAGGATGGGGAAATCCCTGCGGTGCTAGGCGTGGACATCGCTCGCTTCGGTGAGGACGATTCGGTTATCTACATCAACAGAGGTGGCCGCTTAAGGCACTTCTCGACGTGGACAAAGGCAAACGCAGTGGAGTCGGCAAACCGCATTCACGAGGCTGCTATTGCAACTGGTGTGCGTGAGGTCCGAATTGACGGCACCGGACTAGGTGCGCCTGTAGTGGATATGGTTGCAGCTATGTGCAACAACATGTATACGGTTATCTCCGTAGTCGGAGCCGCAGCTAGCCCAGATAACACCCGTTGGCTAAACGCCCGTGCCTTTGGCTATGACAACCTGCGTGAGAAGATGCTGATGGGGCAGTTGGACATCGACATCGACGACAAGACCCTGCTTGACGAGATGATGGTAATCAAGTATAAGTTCAGCACAAAGGGTGCAATCCAGATTGAATCTAAGGATGACATGCGCTCCAGAGGGCTTAAATCCCCTGACCGCTTGGATGCTGCGATGTACGCAACGCTTAACCTGGACTACTTAACCAACGGATCTTACGCTGGAATGAAGCCTGGAGACACGCTTTACCAAGATGCAAATGTACTGGATCAGCGCTTTCCCTTCTATTCTGACTGGACATGGTAGACTTTAAATAGTTTTTACGACTATTTGAAGGATATTTGAGACTTTTATGAACGAATATGAAGCAGATTACTCTGCATTAGTAGAGTCCTATAACAACATGGCGCAGGCTCTTTTGTCTATCGAAGACGAAGGCTGGAGCCTTTTGGGTGTCCAAAACCACGTTGGAGACGCTTTTACTATTGAGCAGCTTCAAACTCTAGCTGAAAAGCTTACTGAAAAGACCGATGGAAATCCACTACTAAAGCGTGGATTTGGGCTTCGCACAAGCTATATCTTTGGCCGTGGCCTGCAAATTGAGGAGTTTGCATCACGTCGTATCGAGCAACTGGTAAATTCTCCAGCTAACCAAAACGCACTTTTCTCCGCAGAAGCAATGATCATCAACGAGCGGTCGAACTTCACCGCCGGGCAATTCTTTATCCTTGGTGACAATGTCACTAAGCAACTGCAGAGAATCCCTTTTAAGGAGATCACGGGCTGGGTTTCTGACCCAGACAACATCGAAAGCATCCGCTTTATTCGCAGATCTTGGTCCCGCATGGACATTGATGGCAAGACCAACACGATTCACGAGTGGTATCCTGTTGACGGTTACGAAGTGGGTGTTCGGGTTCAGGTCATCCAGAACCAAAGAGTTAACTACGGTAAAACCATGTTCCCTTTCATGGTTAACAAACGGGCGGGAAATCCATGGGGTGTACCAGATTGTTTCGCCGCTTATCCTTGGGCCTACGCCTACAACGAATATCTAAAGGACGGCTCAAGAATCTTGAAGAGCTTGTCTATGTTCGCATGGCAATTGAAAAGCAAAACCAAGACGGGTGCCACAGCTGCTGCTGCCACTATTGCAACACCACAGTCGGCTGGATCCACAGCAGTCCTAGGTGCGGACATGGAGCTGGCATCCCTGCCGCGCACAAGCAACTCGGTAGACCTTGGAAACGGAAAGCCCCTTGCTGCGATGGTTGCTGCCGCATTGGAGGTATCAGTTGTTGCGCTGATGTCAGACCCTGGAACAAGCGGGGCTTATGGAGTGGCACAAACTCTTGACATCCCAACCACCAAGGCGATGCAGGCTAGACAGCGATTGTGGGAACTTTACCTAGACCGCATCATGCGCTTTTTTGGACAGAAGGAAACTGCTATCAAGTGGCCTAAGATGGAGACCGAATCTAGCTACCGCATGGTTCAGTCCTTGGCTTTGGCTTACGAGGCTGGCGCTATCTGGCAGGATGAAATGCGAGCCGCAGTAATGGATGAGCTAGATGTGCACTCACTACACGCTACTCCACCAAACTCTGACCAGAGCGACTCTGGCTCAGCTGTCCCAAGCCAAGGTAACTCAGGCGAAGTTGGCTCCATGCAAGACAACAGCAATGAGCTAAGAGACCTAGATAATTAGTTCCTCAATAAGTAAAATGTGGTATCATAACATCTAGGATACGCATTTTTACGGAGACTTTATGGCTGAACTGCTAAGCGAGAGTGTTGACTTTACCGCTAAGCCCGGCAAGAACAAGTGGCGGGTAAAGATCATTCAGGCTGGCTGGGGTTCCTCTGGCTTTTACTCTGAATCGGTTTTGGCTACTGACGGACCACAGGTCTTTAAGTCTGGAACTAAGGTTTACATGAACCACCCTTCGCTTTCTGAGGAAAGCGACAGGCCAGAGCGCGATGTTCACGAGCTAGCAGGAAAGCTAGTCGGAACTCCTGTGTTCAAAGAGGGTGCTCTTTACGGTGACATTCAGTTTTACTCCCACTACGCTCCTATCATCGCTGAGATGGCAGAAGACGTGGGATTATCAATTCGTGCATATGGCGAAGCTCGCATGGGTGAAGCAGATGGACGCGAAGGCCCGATCATTGAAGCATTGGTTGAGAATCCTCTCACTAGCGTTGACGTGGTTACCGTAGCAGGGGCTGGAGGCAAATTTATTAGCCTTCTCGAGAGCTACAAGGCAAAAGACGAGCTAAACTCGTCCCACATGGAAGAAGGAAATGAAATGTCCATTACCAAGGAAGAGTTTGAGGCAGCAATCGCTGACCTAAAGACTACCTTTGTTGAGGCACTCAGCCCTCTTCGCGAGTCAGTATCGGTTCTTGTAGAATCCGCAACTGCCGAGCCTGAAGAGGAATCCGAGACTGAGACTGTGGAGGACGAGGCTCCTGCCCTAGACCCAGTCGACGTTGCTGAGAAGTTCAATGAGTCCGGACTACCAAGAATCGCCCTAAAGCGAGTCTCGGAGTCCCTAAAGTCTGCTGAAAACAGCAAGACTGTTGACGAGCTAATCGAGGAAGAGAAGGCTTACGCCAGCTCACTTCGCGAGTCCGTCGCCACTCCGACTGCTGAAGTTGTCGGTGTTGTCCACGAGGCAGTTGTAAAGACTACCTCAACCGCTGCTGATGAGTTTGACGCTATCGTCTCTCGCATCTCAAAGAAGAAATAGAAGGAAAAAAGATGGCTCTTAACGAGATCTATACAGTAGCCGACAGTCTTGTCTTCCCAGTACACACCTCTGTCACCTCTGGCAAGTTTGTCAAGGTAGGCGACATCGTTGGTGTTGCAGAGAAGAATGCTGTGACTGGTCAGAATGGCAGCACTTACGCTACCCTAAAGCTAAACGGAGCATTCCTAATCCCTTTCAAGTCTGGCGACACTTTTGACGTTGGACAGAAGGCTTACGGAGTTGCTAACGGAACCACTGGAATCATTCCAGAGGCTCAAGAATCTGCGACCAGCGCTAAGCTAATTGGCCACGTTATCAAGGTAACCACTACTGAGGTAGTTGTTCGCTTGGCTCAGAACTAAGGAAAGACAGAATGACTACAACTATCACTCCTCGTCACATCGAGGCAGCAAAGCTACTTGAGGGTGCCCTTCGTGGTGACCGCACTGACAAGCTAAAGCTACAGGAAGGTATCTCTACCTCCGACCTTCCAGAGCTACTAGTTCCAACCCTAAACAAGATCCTCCTAGAGAACTACGAGGCTCAGCCAAAGGTTTGGGACCAGTTCGCAACTCGTCTAGTAGTAGACGACTTCCGTCCAGTTACCTTCCAAGCTCTTCGTTACGACGACGAGGGTCTTGACAACCAGGGTGACACTTTCCGCGAAGGCTCATTGCCTACCGTTGGCGAGTACGACGAGTACCCAACTGCTGGTTGGTTCTCGGTTACCGAGCAGACCATGCAGGTCAAGAAGGCTGGTCAGAGAATCCGCTTCAGCTGGGAGTCTATCGTTAACGACGGACAGATTGGTCTACTAGAGCGTCTACCTATCGAGCTTGGCCTAAAGGCCGCTGGCAAGGAAGACGAAGAAGTTACCAAGCAGCTAGTTGCATCTGGCGGTCTAAACACCACCAACTTCAAGACTGCTAACCAGAACTTGATTTCTGGCAACCCAGTGTTGACCCTTGCAGCTCTTGAGGCAGCTATCGACGCTGCTAACAAGCAGACCTGGAACGGCAAGCTAATCCGCCCAGTTACCCAGTTCGTACTAGTTGTGCCACGCTCGCTAGAGATGACTGCTCGCAAGATCCTTGCTGTGCAGGAAATCCGCACCGAGACCACTGCTGGCTCAGTTGCTACCACGATGATCACCGGAAACCCAATCGGTTCTCAGATCACCATCGTTGTAAACGACTGGATCACCAGAATCAACTCTGGCGCAACCAACTACTGGTTCCTAATCCCAGCTCCAGGTCAGTCCCTAAACCCAGCCGTAGCGCTAGGCTTCCTACGTGGATACGAGGCTCCTGAGCTTCGCATCAAGTCCACTGGTGGTCTATACCTTGGTGGCGGTCAGGTTCCTGCCCGTGAGGGTTCATTCGACAACGACGACTGGGAGATGAGAATCCGCCACGTCGCAACTGGTGGCTTCATCGTGCCAGCTGGTACCCTTGCATCAACCGGAGCAGGTTCATAAACCTAGTCCAGACAAGGAATGCCCCTCGCTTTGGCGGGGGGTTTTTCTTTGTGCTAGAATAGGTGAACAATACCTCCCTCGCCTCTCTACGATGCGCACTTGGGAGGTTTTTCAGCCTCTAGAATAAGGAAATTAAATATGGTAATTGTCTACACACTCCCCTCCTGCGTTCAGTGCGACAGCACAAAGAGGTACCTAAAAAGAAACTTGATTGAATTTGAAGAAGTAGACCTAGCAAACGATTCTGAGGCTATGGAAAAAATTAAGGAAATGGGCTACACGCAAGCTCCGGTAGTGGACTCTGGAGACCAGAGCTGGTCTGGATTCAGAATGGATCAACTACAGAGGCTTATGTTACAATAAAGATGCCCGTACCTCCTTCGGGCCTTTTGTGCGCACAGAACCCGCCCTGTTGAGTAATCTCCGGGGCGGGTTCCCACTATTACGGTATAATTATCAAATGGCTATCTTCCCCGACTCTAATCTCCCACCACAGTCGCAAGACTGGGGCGAGTCTGTCGAAAGGGAGATAAACAAGCTCGACAAGGCCGTAAAAGGCTCTAGGAGCGGATCTAACGGTAGAGCTGGTGCTTCAGGCTCTGACGGTGTCCCAGGCCCGCAAGGGCCCGCAGGAGCCGACGGAGCGACTGGTCCGCAAGGTCCACAAGGTATTCAAGGTGCTCAGGGTGCAACTGGCACAACTGGCGCTCAAGGAGCGCAGGGCCCAATTGGCCCACAGGGCCCCGAAGGTCCACAGGGGGATGAAGGCCCACAGGGTCCGCAGGGCGATACTGGCCCACAAGGTGCCCAAGGTATTCAGGGACTAAAGGGTGACACTGGAGCTACAGGCGCTACGGGTACACAGGGTCCAAAAGGCGATACTGGTGCTACAGGATCTACTGGCGCAACAGGTGCGCAGGGTCCACAAGGTGAGACTGGCGCAACAGGCTCAATGGGGCCAGCAGGTCCGACTGGATCTACTGGAGCCAAAGGCGATACCGGAAACCAAGGTTTAACTGGTTTATCTGCTTATCAAGTAGCACAGCTAGCTGGATTCACAGGAACAGAAGCCCAGTGGCTTGAGAGTTTAAAGGGCGCTCCATACGGTAATATTGACGGAGGAAAGTCTAATAGTATGTATGGCGGAATTAGTCCATTATTGGGCGGAAATGCGAGTAGCTTCTAATGGCAGTGCAAATACAGCTTAGAAATGACACAGCTGCAAACTGGGTTTCTAACAATCCTGTCTTGGCACAAGGCGAGATGGGGATTGAGACCGATACACGCAAATTCAAATTTGGTGACGGCACGACTGCTTGGAACAGCCTTAGTTATGGAGTTGTAAGCACTGCACAAATCATTGACGGCGGAACAGCTTAGAAATATTAGACGGGACAATAATGCCAATTAACTTACCCTCAAACTTAAGCTACGGAACAGTTGTAGGTCGTTTTTTGCTAGCTTATGCAGATGGTATAGACCAGGACTCAAATCCAGACGGAGCTGCTGCAAAGGGCGAGATTTATTTGACACCATCTATTAAGTATATGAAAGATGCTACTGCATCGCCAGCTCCAGTAACGATTATCCCATCAGTGGTTGTTTGCACCCTTGATGTGGATGGCTACCTGACTAGCCCAGCGGGGCAGACTGGCGTAAGAATCTTGGCTACAAATGATACCGATGGAAACCCAACTGGTTGGACTTGGACCGCAAGGTATAAGCTAACCGACCAGAATGACACTCCAGTTGTCGGTATCCCAGACCAAACAATCTCTGTTCCAGCAGGGCAGACAATCGATCTAAGTGTGGTTGGCAATGGTTAATCTTCCAAGTAACGTAAACTACGGAACCGTAGTAGGCCGCTTTCTAATAGCAAAATCCGATGGCAGTGACGTTGACCTATATCCAGATGGTGCTGCTGCTCAGGGAAGTGTGTTCTTTACCCCGTCAGTCAGTAAACTGCTAAATATTAGCGCTGGCCCAGCACCAGTTACAATCATCCCAGCGACTTATGAGTCTGTTCTAGATTCTGAAGGATACTTGCTTGGAGAGCATGGTGGACGTGGTGTAAGGCTTATTGCTACAAACGACCCAGACATGAACCCTACGAATTGGACCTGGAAAGTCTCATATCGCCTTACGGATGATAACGGCGTTGCGATTTCAGGAATCCCTGATTACTCAATTCAATTACCCTCCAATGGCCAAGTAGACCTCACTTTACTAACTCCAGTTAGCGAATCTAATGGAAGCCCTTCGGTTATCGGTCCAACCGGACCAACAGGTCCCCAAGGAAACCTAGATAACCTAACAGGTGCTAGTCCTATAGTTTTTGAAGAGAATGAAATATCATTTGATTGGGCTGCAACTTCATTAGACCAAATTGATAATGTAAATTTTATAAATGAAGCTAATGGTGACATGGTAAAATATAACTCGAATACTTCAAAATGGCAAAACAGTAATATTATTGACGGAGGCACGGCCTAATGCCAGCTCAAACAATTATCAAGCTACGCAGAGATACGGCTTCTGCCTGGACTTCCAGCAACCCGGTTCTAGCAAGTGGCGAAGCTGGCATTGAGACTGATACTCAGAAATTTAAGGTTGGCAACGGAACGACCGCTTGGACTAGCCTGCCATACATTTATGGAGAGCGTGGAGTTGCGGTATCTTCAACTACACCTAGCAGTTCGACCAGAACTCCATTCTGGTACAACACCTCTGATGAAGAACTATATGTTTACAATGGCTCTTCTTGGATTGTAGCTGTACAAACTACAATTGGTCCAACAGGACCTAGAGGACCGACTGGTCCGACTGGTCCACAGGGAACGGATATCCACTTTGTCGGATCTGTTGCAACGGTAGGTAACTTGCCAAGTTCTGGTAACTCGGTCAATGATGCCTACATCGTAGACGCAGATGGAAACTTATACGTTTGGAATGGCTCTACTTGGACCGATGCTGGACAGATTGTTGGTCCAATGGGTCCAACTGGCGCTACTGGAGCTACTGGCGCTCAAGGTGTGCAAGGCCCAACTGGCTCTACCGGAGCACAAGGTATTCAGGGCATTACCGGACCTACCGGACCTACAGGACCTACAGGCGCTCTTGGTGGAGTTTTCTTGTTTGGGCAAAATCAGCCATCCAATCCAGTTGATGGTTCGGTTTGGTATCAGTCAAGCACTGGCCTTTCTTACGTATACATCACAGGAACTGGTTGGCAGCTAATCAATCTTTATGGTCCAACTGGACCTCAGGGTTCTACTGGTCCGCAGGGTGCTCAGGGTCAATTTGGACCTACTGGACCTACTGGGGCATTAGGGGACACCGGACCAACTGGCCCGATCGGTCCGACTGGCCCTACTGGTGCGCAGGGTAACCAAGGCCCTCAAGGTGACCAAGGAGACTTAGGTGCAACTGGCCCAATCGGAGCAACTGGTCCTACTGGGCCTCAGGGCGTTATGGGGCCAACTGGTTCACTTGGACCAACTGGACCGACTGGTGCTATTGGCCCTACTGGTCCTACTGGTGCAAATTCAACAGTTCCTGGGCCGACTGGACCGACTGGAGCAACAGGTCCACAGGGTCCGACTGGACCAGACTCTACTGTCCCAGGTCCAACAGGTCCAACTGGCGCTACTGGTGGTATAGGTCCAACTGGCCCTACTGGTCCTACTGGTGAGCTTGGCCCGACTGGTCCTGCTGGTTCATTTGGTGGTGCAGT